GGATCATTGAATCTACGATGCTTCTTCTATCATGAATATCCACCGACGTGTTTCGAGGAGAGAAAACCTTTCCGCGACAATGTCTCTATCATGACTTACGGTGACGATAATATCGGATCCGTGAGTTCAGAAATTGACAAGTTCACCATCAAAAGATGTTCTGAGTTCCTGGCTAAGTACGGGCAAGTGTATACTATGCCCGACAAAGAGTCTGAATTGATTGACTTTTTGCCATGGGAGGAGTTTGAATTCCTCAAACGGGATAGTGTCTATCATCCCAAACTTGGGGTGCACGTCGGTGCACTCCTCGACAAATCCATCTACAAGTCTTTGCACTGTTTCATGCGTGAAAAGAATTGTGTAGACACAGAAGAGAGTGCTTGCGCTCAGAATGTGGATGGTGCACTCCGTGAATGGTTCAATCACGGAGAAGCAAAATATGAACAACAGCGAGAGCTCATGACTGAGGTCGCTACGCGTGCTAACATTCGACACATGTGCACAGGTCTTAACCTAAGCTACACTGATCGAGTTAGTGATTGGCATGCAAAATATTCACCTGAGAAGTAATTCTTAGTGAATGCCCGTCACTTCGGAGACGTTAAATCCGACCCAGTTTCAAATCTGATGGTAGCAAAATTGATACATGTATATGGATACCATGTTGTCTTGAATCTTTATATGTTTTGTACATTATACATAGGCTTTGCATGTAATTAGGGTCCCCAACGGGGAACTTTGTGGGCTCACCCTGCCCAAAGTAAACATTTCGCTCTGTGTTCTTTAATCCGAGACGCAGTTTGTACATAAATGGATTGGTCAAAATTTCACTACATATTTTCATAAAATGACAGTGTGCTTCAAGAGCGCACAAAAAGAGGAAGACCAAATCGAAGACGCATCGTCAATGTCTTCGACAAGGACTCATGTTCGTGACAACACCACGTTTATTCGCGGTCGTCTCACAACTATTGATGAGCCCTATGTGCCACAAAGTGGTACAGAGTCGAGTTATAACTTGACTCAAACATCGACGGAAAAGTCCCAGAACATTCGTTTTGCTGATCAACGAGAAGATTACTCGTACCAAATGGTTAGTGTAGACGATCCTACTCGCACTGGACAGGACTCCAGTGATGCCGATCTCGGCAATTTCTTCTCTCGACCTATCAAGATCGAAGAAATAGAGTGGGGTACTGGGACCACATTGTTTCAATCTATTGATCCGTGGGCAGAGTATTTCAACAACCCACGTGTAGCAAACAGGATCGCAAATTACAATTTATTGCGATGCGATCTAAAGATCAAGGTTGTTATCAATGGGAACGGTTTCCAATATGGAAGAGCACTAGTCTCTTATCTACCGTTGGGCTTTTATGACACATTGTCATCCAACGCAGGTTTGATTTCTGAGACTCTTGTTCAAGCTTCACAGCAACCTCACCTCTTCTTAGATCCCACTCTTTCACGAGGTGGTGAGATGACACTACCGTTCTTTTTCCACAAGAACAATTTGAACATTCCAGCAACTGATTGGGTGTTGATGGGTGACCTTATCATTAGGTCTATCAATCCATTAAAACATGCCAATGGCGCATCTGACAAGGTAACTATCAGTGTGTTTGCCTGGGCTGAGAATGTCAAATTGTCAGTCTTGACATCAGTGGAATCAGTCACATTGACTCCACAATCCGGTAATGAGACAGATCAAGCCAATACCAAAGGTATGATCTCAGGTCCCGCGACAACAGTTGCGACTATAGCCGGAGCTTTGAGCACTGTCCCAGTCATACGCCCATTTGCACTGGCGACAGAGGCTGTGGCTAATGGTGTTGGTACTGCAGCCAAATTGTTGGGTTATTCACGACCCGCCTTGACGGCAGCGCCACATCCATATCGGCCAACGCCTGTATCTTCTCTGGCATGCACGACATTGCCAGACACAGTTGACAAATTGACACTTGATGACAAACAGGAGTTGACCATTGATCCGAGAATATCAGGAGTTGGTGAAGCTGATCCTCTACTTATTGCAGACATTGCGAAGAGAGAGTCATACCTCACTACTTTTGATTGGACCATTGGTACTGCACCTGAAACACTTTTGTGGAATGCCCGTGTTAGTCCTGTCACATGGGCTTTCAATGGTGGTAATTCATCATTTCACTTTCCAGCTTGTGCTATGGCGGCTTTGCCGTTCCGGTACTGGACTGGTACGATGAACTTCCGCTTTCAAATTGTTGCATCCGCGTTTCACAAAGGACGCATCAAGATCGTGTACGATCCCAATTACTTGGCGTCGAACGAGTACAACACGAACTATTTGGAAGTGGTTGACATATCAGAGAAAAGTGATTTCACCATATCTGTAGCCAACGGTCAAGAGTTCACACTCATTGACAGACATCTGCCAGGGATTGATTCTGTTACACAACTGTATTCTACCACCACTTACTCGTCTAAAGAACAAGGGAATGGTGTAATAGGAGTATACGTTGTGAACGAGTTAACAACCCCCAACTCTGTCGCTAACAATGACATTCAAGTCAACGTCTATGTGTCGATGGCAGATGATTTCCAAGTCTTCGTCCCAACTCAAGACTGGAATCAGTTTGTGTTCAAACCACAATCAGGTCTGGAAGTAGCAGAATCTGAAAACACTGATGAGAAAGATGCGCCTGAGCAGACTATGTCGACCTCGATGGGTGAAAGGTATGATAACCAATATCACCTCAACTGGGTTTACACTGGAGAAGCGATCAAATCGTTTCGTCCAATGCTTAAGCGTTACAACCTACACCATGTTATCGGTTTGGATGCAACTGCTACGACTACAAAGTTCATCAGAATGCCGATGTTCCCCTTCTTGAGGGGTAGTGTGAATGGAGCAGTCCACTTTACATCATTGGGAACCGATTACAATTATGTCAACACGGTCCTTCTTCACTGGGTGACATTGGCATTCCAAGGATGGAGAGGATCGATCAGGCGTAAGTTTCTTCAGATCGGATTCAACAACACTGGCACTGAACCTGTTATATTTGCAGCGCGTTCTGGAGTTCAGGGATACAAAGAGGTGAAGAATGGAATGCTCAATCCACCCAATCCCTCAAATGCCGCGTTTGGAGGCGTCACCAGATCTACAGGAGACGCGTTCTTTGACAGGCAAACACCCCATGGGCATAACGGGTGTACTGTTCGTATGGGACACATGAACAGAACATTGGAGGTAGAATCTCCATTTTACTCGCGTGATCGATTTCACCCTGGTAAAACACAAGACTGGACTTCTCCAGTCGTGTTTTCGAGACGCGATTGTGAGTCGTTAGATTTCCAAGTGAATACACAAGGGAACACCACAACGACTTTTCAGACGTTTGTGGCGGCCGGAGAAGACTTTCAAGTCTATTTCTGGACAGGCCTGCCCCCCCTTTATTGGGAGGCCAACCCGCCAACATCGCTGCCCTAAGACGTTCCACCGTCTACTAGTGATTCAATTCATTAGATCAAACCTATTGGTTAGTGGAAAAATAGTTTTAAGATTGTACTAGTTTTACGTAAACAATCACCATGCTGTGGCCGCATGGGTGTTCAATTTATTGAATGAAAGGCCGCGCCGAATTAAGGTTAATTTCTCTG